AATTGCGCCGCATACTGTTCATTTGACAGACCAAGTCTCTTGGCGAGAGAAACCTGCGTTGAGGTCAGTTGCACTTTGCGTGGTCTTTTACCGCTACGAGCGGCAGGGGCGACTACGTTACCCGCTTGACGTTGAGGTGCAGATTCCTCAATAATCTCATCGCCAAACTTATCTGGAAACACGCGGCGAACCGCAGTGTCTAACTCATTGTAGTATTCTTCCGTCCTCGGATCAACACCACTTTTCACTAGCTTCTCGTGAAGCCCATAAGCATACCCTGTCATCTCAGGGTCTTTCTCGAACCAATCGTTCCTGCTCGCCCAGTCCATAGCCAGTTTATCTGGCTTAGGCGGCTGCGCTGCTGGTGCCTGATATTGCGGTTCCGGCGCTTTCTGTTGAGCTGGTTGAGGCTTGTAGTTATCGTAACGAACTTTCTCGTTCTGAAGAACATTAAGTTGCTCTTGGGCGGCGAGTAATGCGTCAGGATCACCTGCTTCGTAAGCAACTTTAAAAGCGGATTTAGCCTTATCCAGCTCTGCGCTTACGCGCCCCTTGGCCTGATTAACAAGGACGCCTTCGCCCTCTGAGAGTGTCTTGCGTAACTGTTCATTCTCAGCCTTTACTTGCTGGGCAAATCGCAAGGCTTCGTCTTGAAGTCGAGCAGATTCTTCTTTTGCTCGACGTTCTTCATGGTATTCAAACTTTAACTGCTTGATACGTTTCTGAACGCCTTCACTGTACTTCTCAACCTCATCATCGTCTGGGACGTTAGGTTGGGCGCTTTCGGCGCGACGAGGCTTGCCTTTATCTTCTTCAGGTGTATCGTCTACAACCTCAATTTCAAAGCCGTCATCACTATCAGTCTCTTCTGATTGTGCATTGGCTAGAGCTTCAGCGACTGTCTCGTCTTCAAACTCTGTTTGTTCTGCTAATTGGTTCATGCTCTTGCGTACCCCCGTGGATCATCGACAACTGCTTCAACAGTGTCATCATTGATTAAACGAAACTCTTTCCCATAAACCTTGAATCGAGTGCCAGAATACGAACGGAAGATTACGAAATCCCCCTTCTTGCAGTACGGTCCATGTGGAAATTTAGATTCATCTGCGTAGGCGTCAGCGCCTAGCTCCATGACAAAACCAATGATTGATGCCGTCTCTTCTGCGGAACGTATTCCGTCAGGCATTATGACCCCACCTTCGGTCTTATCACTTGTCTCGGGTACGCCAATAAGGATTTTGTATCCTTGTGGCTGTGGTAGTTTAGAGGCTACCTTCTCTTCGGTCTTCTTATTCCCTGTATACATATCTCTTCCTGCAGTGATTAAAGGTTCACAGATACCCTGCGCAGTTGCCTGCGTAGTTCTCCCAAGTGTACGGTACACTAGAACATGTTATGTTTCAACATACCGCGTCTCAATATCTTTTAGGTCATCTCTGATAAACCTCAAAGCCTCTATTCGTCCCACCATTCGGTTATAGAGTTCCATACTATCTGCCGCGCCAGACGCGAGATACGTTTTTAGTTCGTCCTCGTACCCGTCTAGTTTACGACCCACCAGCGTAAATACGTTATCGTCCATCTCCCTCAGCAAGCTCCTTTGCTATTTCAATACCTAGTTTAGCGCCTTCTGCTTGATCTTTGCGCTGTGCGTCATCCAGATCAGTGGCAAGTTTAACACCCAAACGTGCGCCCTCTCTCTGGTTCTCAGAAGAAATTCGCTCTGCATCAAGCTGCAGTTTTGCAGTATCCATCTGAATCTTATGCTGCAATTCTTGCTGCTTCATCTGCAGTTCCATCTGCTGCATCTGAACAACTGGGTCTTGCTGCTGTTGTTGTACTTGCTTCTGCTGCGCTTCCATCTGGTCTTTTTGAAGTAGCTTCTCAGCGGCATCCTTAGCGAGCCTAGAGATTTGAACCTCTACATCTTCCGGCAAAGGCTGATCTTCATTTGGCATCTCAACACCGAGCATCTTCTCAATCTCACGACGATACTGGAACGCAACGTGTTCTGTGATGTGAGCAGCCATAGCCTGACCAATTGCTTGAGCAAACGGGGATTGACCAACCATCTCCCGCATTTTCGGGTCTTGCATCGCAGCCATATGTACGGCGATATGCGCCTCGTGATCCTGATACTTGAAGGCTTTGACAGGCTCCTGCTTGAGCAACATCATATTTTCTGTAACAGGATCAGATGGTTTGATGTCATCTGGTAGCTTGATGATGTCTGCGGCGTCCTGAATACCTAGAACTTCAAGCATCTGGCGGTGTAGCTTACCCAAGTCGTATAGCTGTGGAGCCTGTTGAGAAAGCTGCAAAGCCGCCTGATACTGCATGATCCTCTGGGACATTGTCGCAGCATTGGGGTCAGACACAGGTATAACGTCTACACGAGCGTCGAAGTCTTCTTGGCGATTAAAGTCTCCATCCATCTCATAAGCATACTCTGACGGCATGTAGTCACGGATAATGCTAGACAAGAGGCGCAGTTCTTTCTTCATAGCTGCGTGCATACGAGCCTGAACACCGGACATGACCTTCATGGAGCGTTCCATCAAAGCGAGAGTTGTACCCACAGGTGCCTGTGCGTTCATATCGCCTACTTGAATGTCTGCAACCGAACCAATGCGTCTTCCCTCTTCGACAATGTTGCCCAATAGCGAGTAGAGAACGCTCGACGGCTCCTTGTAAGGTATGAACGTAATCGAATCCCGTATAGCACCGCCCGGTACATCAACGTCCCTGAACTCACCCGGCATAAGAGGACTGTCGTCCCCCTTAATGCGCATTCCCCTAGCTTTAAGGCCAGCAGGCAAGTTTGATAGTGTACCAGCATCAATGAGTTGCCTAAGAATCGAAGTGGCAGACTTGGCGAGACCACCGATGAGATGAATAAGGCCCGTACCATAGAAACCCAGTCCCGGCAGGTATTTGTAATGGACGAAATGTGCGCGTTTCTTCTTCTTACGGTCATCCTCGTACCAATTCCTTCTAATAGATAAAATTTCACGGGAGGACTTATCAATAGTAACGATGTATGGACGTGCAATCCCATCAGGGTCGTCAAACTCTTCTGGCATGTTCATAGTAACGTGCATTTCTAGAATCGTGTGGCGATCATCGTCTTCTATGACGGCGCTCTCCCCATCTAGCTCGTCATATTTTTCTTGTATGTCGGAGAAGTCTGGCTCTGGATCAGGCAGGTCAACATCTTTGTAGAATCCTGCTACCTGTAACTCTAAGATTTCATTAGATGTTTTCTTCATTATGTGCGTATATCGCGGGCAAGTCATCAAATCTGATGCCCCGTAAGACGCTACAAAATCCTCTGCCGGAACAAACATAGCGGCTGGACGCTCTTCGATTGGGTCGTAATATACCTTCTTAAACGCGGAACCAGCGAGCGGGAGCTTGAATAACATCTGCTCTGTCTCGTCGCGATACTCAGTCATCTCCTCTGTGAGAAGGTAATTCATTTCTGTCTGGATACGATCAGCTTGATCTAGCTTCTCAGGAGTCATTTTGCCCATGATCTTAGTGCGGCAAGGGCCAGATGCAGGGAAAAGCTCCCCCATAGCCTGTGCTTGGAAGCGTACAACAGCTTCAGTCAGTACTGGATGAAACACGCCAGACGCACCTTGCCACGGTTGGCTGCGATCTTCGATCTTCATACCCAGCAAATCCAAGCCTTTGACGTAAGCTCTTGCCCAATCACGGCGAGATTCACGATCAGACTCAAAATCGTCTACAAGTTCTGACGCCATAGACTCCAGAACACCCTCTTCAATTACTTCCGCGAGGTTCTCGTCGTGATTCCCACCCATAATTTCGTCAGCGATAGTGCCTTCAAAATCAATAATCACCCCACCGTCACCCGTATCAATCGACACTGCTTCAGGGTTTACGATCTCCACTTCGATCTCTTCCGCACCTGTGCCTTCGATGTCTAGCTCTGAGGGTTCTATCTGTCTCTCGACGGCCATTACAGTCTCCTAACTGTGTACATGCTGAAACAATAGCAGATTATACTGCTATTCGTCTAGTGGCGAGGCGGACCATTGGGTGGGACGCCCACCTCGCCGTGAAACGCGTTTGGGAGGTACACGCTTCAAATTGTACTGTAACATAAAAAATACGAGCATAAAAACCCCTAGTTGAATCGAGGAATTGTTTTGTGTACAGTAGAGATTGAGCAGTGAGGTTATCCATGGAAGTTTCTATACCAATGATTTGGGATATTGTATTGGTGCTTATCATAGCTCCATTGGCTTGGTGGTTTAGTCAACTCAACAATGAAGTTAAACGGCTTAACATTTTGCTCAATATGACCCGTGAAAACTATATAAAACGGGAAGATCATCAGTCAGAACTTACTAGAGTGGTAGATCATCTAATACGCCTCGAAGGTAAGATCGATAAACTCGCAGAAAAACGCTAATAGTACTCTCTACGGTGCTGATAAG